ATTCAAAGGGTTAACTGAAAGGCATTTACTACCACAATTGCCTCAGTATGACGCGGATAGTGATGAGACTAACGAGGTCTTAGACAGTATGGAACGCATCGTGACCGAATTTGCTGAACCGATCCACAATAGGCCAGTATCACACAAGGTATTGATGGAATTAACGAGGCCTAATATTAAGCAACGGTACCAGAGAGCATATGAAAATATGCAATCTAGGAGGAGGGCTTGGTGTGAAATACCCTCAGGAGTTAGCGCGTTTGTGAAGATTGAGAAGATGCCATTGTCTAAAATTGAGAAACCGCCACGATTGATTCAATATCGTGATTTTAAGTACACCTATATGATGAAGAAGTACCAAGTTTCTATGAGTAAACAACTTAAAACCATAGATAAGGAAATGTTTGGTCAAAAGATGAACACCGCTTTTACAAAGCTGTATGATAATCCAGGAATAGCTAAGGTTTTGAGAGATTCTTGGGAGGAATTTGTTGACCCAGTTGGATTGTGTTTAGACCATTCCACCTGGGACGCTCATGTGACTCCTGAGATGATCGATATTGAGCACATTTTCTGGGCCAACACTTTTGAGCGTGGGTACCATTCAAAACAGTTTATCCGTTTGATGGCTAAGCAAGGGATAAATAGAGGGCGTACGAAGCATGGAATCAAATACATCGTTCAAGGATCTCGAATGTCTGGAGAGTTTAGCACTTCGGATGGCAATTGCATTTTAAATTACTCATTACTTTGCACTTGGTTGCTCAAACATAACATCGAGAAGTTCCGCGTTCACGTCAATGGAGATGACTCCGTGATTATAATTGATCGATCTGAACTATACAAGTTGAATTTGCCGTGTGAGGGAGAGCAGATTCCTTGGTTCAGACGAGCCAACATGGAGACTAAACTGGATAGAGTTGCTCACGATTTCCGAAACATCGAATATTGTCAGAGCAGCCCGATTCGTATTAATGGGGTATGGAGAATGATCCGCAAACCACTCAGGGTCATTTCACGCTCTATGCTATGTGAGGG